GAATAGGATATTCCAGCGATGCCAATCCAGACCCATACTGGCATTCCGTTATGTTTGAAGTGGATTATGTGCCAAGCGAAGGCTATACCTTATCTTGTGATGGTGGAACATATACATATACTGGCACGGCCATGTCTCCCCTGCATGGAAAATTGCTTACCGCAGCGGGGGGAACATACGCACAAACAGGCACGGCATTAAGCCTTTTAAAAGGCAGTAAATTAAGCGCAGCAGCGGGCACTTACACATATACGGGTACGGCTTTAACAATATTGCACGCCAAACTACTGACCGCAGGGGCAGGCACATATACTTTTACTGGAACAGCGGCAACGCTATTACATAATAAAGTCATTTCGTTAGGTTCTGGCACTTATACAGTAACAGGCAAAGATGTCACGCTCACTTACAGTGGGCAGGCTATCGTTGTTCAAGGAGAGGGGCTTCATATTTTTATGAATCCCTTTTTACATTAGGAGAAAATAATATGGCTAATGATTTAACAAGTACTCCATATTTTTGGAAAGTGGACACGGTAGGGATTCTATCAGAAACTCCCGTCTGGATTCAGCAGATTATCTACATCCCCGCGTTGAAAGATGACGATGTTTTGCTCAAACAATGGGATGAGAACACCACGCTTGCTGCGGGTACGCTCTATCAGAAGACGGGAACAATCACAAATACGAACACTATGACCTCCGTAGGAAATCTACCATCAGACATAGCTGATGGCTATGTGTTCGAGATTACGGAAAGCAATGGTGAGTCCGCCAATATCGGCAAAAGACTTGTTGAAACCGCAGGCAGTACAAATACCGTAGTCATTCAGGAAGATAACTGGACAAATGAGGCAAGCGTTGTTTACAACTGGCGAACATTCGCTACCGTTTCCGCCATCGTGCTGAAAGCAGGTGCTACAGATGCATCGCCTATACGCATACCCTTTGAACCCAAGGGGAGAGAGTTTCCTAATCTTTTACTGGAAACCATAGATGGTGGAACGCTTTATTTCTATCTCAGACAGGGATAAACTTGCCTACTATCAAGCTGACTACTTTCCGCGAAAGTCCGCCCAGATATGAACGCTGGCATACCTGCGAACTCTGCGGTGGAGACACATACAATCGTATAGAATTCGAGTTCACATCTGGGAGTGTAGAACCCACAGAGGGAGAAACGCTTACGGGTGCATCTTCTGGTGCTACTGGCGTTATTACCGATGTCGTGCTTTACAAGGGCACGTATGCTGGCGGGGATGCAAAAGGAAAGATAGAGATGTCAACCGCTACGGGCGTGGATGCCGATGCCCTCACATGGGGAACGGAAAACGAGGACATTAACGGAAGCACAGGCGGCGATAACATGATGACCATGGATGGTTACGGACATCAGAAGACTCATGGAATATTGTATCCCATGTCATTCCTCATAAAGCGGGACGGGAAGTATTACTGTAAGAACCATTACAATTTTAAGTGGTATATGCATGATAAGGACGAGGAAATAATTGACCTTGACGATGAGGAAATGAGGTCGGTGGAGGATTAATGAAAATCAGACCGCATGGCAACAGGCTTTTAATCAGAATGAAACCTATTGAAGAAATGATGTCAGAGGGCGGTATTATCATACCAGAAAAACATCACGGCGAATGGTCACGCATTGCCACCATTCTTGCGGGTGGAGATAAAGTGGATACGGAAAGATACAAAACAGGTGATACCATCCTTGTAGATTGGACATCGGGTGTCGTAATTTCCGATGTTAGAACCTATCGTGATGACACCCTGCGGATGATAGTGCCTGAAGACATACTGGCTTGGGTAGACGAGGAATAAAATGGGCATACTTAAATACACTGAATTTAAAGCCGAGTTGAAACTACAGCTTGGACAGAGGACAGATTTAGATAGTCTCGGCGGTGTAGATTATATAGGTCAATGGGTGAATAGGGCATACTTAACCTTAACCACTAAAAACAAAATAGCTGGAGTATCACGCAGGTTCTATTTTCCAGAGTTGGAAACCAGTACGGCAAGCACCACCACGGACGGGGATAGCACTATTAACGTGCCTAGCGATTGCATGGTGATTCGGCATATATGGGATTCAACCAATGACAAAAAGCTCAGGAATATTTCATTTGATAAATATCTCAGCTATCCAGGCAGGACAGATACCACTAAAGAAAACGAACCGACACAATGGGTAAGAAACGAAGATTATATATATTTGTATCCCACCCCAGATGATTCATACACACTCTATATTTACTACCGCAAGCGTCCAACGGTTATGTCCGATGACAACGATACCACAGATATTGGCGCAGAATGGGACGAGGCGATCCTTCAGCTTGCTGTGATTCAATCACTGCGCAGATTGAAACAATATGACCAAGCGAAAGAAGAGGAAAACGCTTGGGAGGATTTAGTTAGGGGCATCATGGAAGTCTATTATCAGGAAGAGTTGGATTCCAAGGAATATGTCAGGATTGACCCTGCATACCGCAACTCGTTGAGGTCTTAAAAATGCCTAGAGATATATTTCGACATTACAGAAACGAGAAATTAAAACAGTTTGTAGAAGCTATGCCCGATGAGAGAGACAGGCGCATAGCCGTACAGACTATTCATTTTATCAAAACTACATTCCCCGAATGTGAAGAGGCTCTGCGGGGTAAGTTAATACATGAGGAGATTCACTAATGGGTATAACCAACGCAGGAAAAGCAGCAATGCCCGATTTGGTGGGGGACGTAAATGGTATCAATGCGTTTGACTATTTGGCAGTAGGTTCTTCAAGCACAACCTTCGCTGCCACACAGACAGCATTAGGTTCCGAAATTACTGGTAATGGTTTAGCAAGAACACAGGTTACACCAACCTTAACCACTACCACGGTAACTAACGATACATTGCAATTGCAAAAACAGTGGACAGCATCAGGTTCGGAAACCGTTAAAGAGGCTGGCATTTTTAATGCGAGTTCCGCAGGAACAATGCTGGCTAGGAAAGTAATGGATTCATCCCATGCTTTGACTGCTACTGATACTTTTACGTGGACACATCAGGTGGTATTTGCATAATGCACCGTAAATATTTGCTTCGTCCGATTTCGCACGGCTTGGACATGAGCATTCCGTCCATGCATCAAAATATGGGATATGCAGATTGGCCTGCTCAAAACTTCAAGATAGACCAGAAGAGTGCTCAAAAACGATGGGGCTATGCAGAGGATAGGAACTTGGGCGAATCAGTAGAAGTGCAGGCTATTATATATCTGAAGCTCAGTACTGGAAGTAACTATACTGTTTATTTAACCAACACCGATGCCATAAAAAGGCAAAGTGGTGGAACGTGGTCATATATCACACATACGTATACTACAGGAAGCGTCAGCGGTATAAGCGGTGCGGTTGTTACTGGCAGCAGTACGGCATGGGATACTGGTTCTAATAATCCAGAGGCTAATGATTATTTCATTATGGATGATGACTTAACATCTGATAGTGAGCCAGATGCGGATTGGTCTAAAATTGCAAGCGTTGGTGGTGATGTCACTTTAAATCTTGTGGATTCCTATCCTGGGGCAACCAGTAGTGGGGATTATACTGTCCGCAGGGTATATGCGGTTCCTTCTGGCGAACGATGGTGGTGGGCGACTTTAAATAACAGGCTTTATTTCGGCAATGGTGCTGACCATGTACAGGTGTGGACGGGGGCTGGTGCTGCCACCGATTTAGATGTTACAGAAGCTACGCAGGCACGGTACGGCATAGAATATGCCAATAGATTAGTTATCGCAGATTATGATTCTACACGTAAGCCCTACAGTGTGAAATGGTCCAAGGAAGGCGATCCGTCTGATTGGACGGATAATACTGCGGGGGAAAACGACCTGCTTCAGTCTGATAATTTCATTACTGGTTTAGGCAAAGTAGGTTCAAATCTAATTGTATATTCCACCGATTCTTACATAATCGGTAATAGAACAGGCGAACCATACGCACCTATTGAATTCCCAGAATACAAACAGGGAAAGGGATGTATTGCCCCATACAGCATTGTCGAGGTTATGGGAACTAATGCTCTTTTGGGGCGTGACGATTTCTATGTTGTGCAAGGCAAAGAATTCGTTTCTATAGGTGAAAATATCAGAAGCAAATTCTTTTCCATTATCAACGAAGAAGATGCCACAAAGACTTTCGGGTATAACAACCTGCTCCAGCATGAGGTGAGGTGGTTCGCTACTGGTGAGGACAATAACCGCTACAGCTTCGTTTGGAATTATCAAAACGGAGAATGGTATTACTATAATTACAGCGATAATATGTCCTGCGGGGGTATAGGGGAAATCTAATGGCGGAACAACTCAGCAATACCAGTTTTACTACTAATTTAACTGGATGGAGTTATCCGGCAGGTTCATATTCTCAAGCATCTGGATGGGCAAAGTGTGACAAATATGGCGAAGGTTCGGGACCGACTGGAACCAACGACTACGCGATATATCAAGATGTGGCTTTGACGGGAACCGACAATATAATTACAGCCACCATGTCGGCTGATATCAAGTGGAACATAAGCGATAGAGAGGATACTTGGGCTAAATTTCGCTTGAAGCTGCAAGACCCGA